CTCAACCAGAAGCAGGCATCAGAACTGTTAAACTGGTACAGTGATTCCCAAGCAAGTGTGGATCAGAGTGATGATGAAGACTTTGCAACAGAGCAGGTTCAGTGGGTTGCCCAACTCCAGAAGGAGTGGGGAGATTCCTACATCAAGAACAAGCAGTTGGCAGAAAGAGCATTTCATCAGTTTGCAGATTCAGATGCACTTGATGTGATGAACAAGACAGGGTTGGGAACACACCCCTCTCTTGTCAAGATGTTTGCCCAGATTGGACAAATCCTCTCAGAGGATGGTGCCCTGACTGGGAATCAGGAGGGTCGGATTGGAGGAATCACTTCAGGGTCTGCAAAGACCAGGATTGATGAACTTCTAAACGATAAGGATTTCACAGACAGGTACTACAATCAGTACCACCCACGGCATTCGGATGCCGTGAATCAAATGCAACGACTGTACGAGGCAGCAGGTTAGTCAGATAACCGTTTTCGGCCTGACCTGAGATCTCTGAGTCGGACCTACCTCTGGTAGATAATCCGTCATTCGTGAGTCGAAGCGAGAAATCGTTTCACACAAAAAAGGACGGATATGTCTACTCAAGTAACTACGGCATTTGTCAAGCAGTACATGGCAAATGTCGATTTTCTGGTTCAACAGAAAGGGAGTCGCCTGCGTAATGCAGTGACTCTAAAAACCGGAGTCCGTGGAGAGGAAGTCTTCATGGATCGGGTTGGATCGACTGCACCACAGAAGGTGACTTCTCGACATGCAGACACTCCACTTATCTCCACACCCCACGATCGCAGGCGTATCACTCCAGTGAGTTACAACTGGGGAGATCTGATTGACAACGTGGACCGTGTGAAGATGATCATTGACCCCACCAGTCCCTATGCCCAGAACGCAGCATATGCAATGGGCAGGGCAATTGATGATGAGCTTCTGGATGCAATCAGTGGAAATGCCTTTGGCGATTCCTCTGGAACCTCTGGATCTGATGCGTCAACGGCAATCGCACTTCCTGCAGGACAAAAGGTTGCAGTCGATTTCCACACCTATGACACAGGGTCTTCAGATGTAGGTCTCACGCTTGGAAAACTGCTGAAAGCACGGGAAATTCTGGGTGCAGGAGAAGCAGACGATTATGGTCTGGATGGATCTCCAAACCTCTTCTGTGCAATTAATGCAAAGCAGATTTCCAACATGCTTGCAGACTTCTCAATGGGAGGTGCTTCTGGAGTGCAGGGGATTAGTGCTGCATCAGCAGACTACAACTCTGTCCGTGCCCTGGTTGCAGGAGAAATTGATACCTTCATGGGATTCAAGTTCATCCGGACTGAGCTTCTCAACACCGATTCCAGCAGTGACCAACTGGTTGTCTGTTGGCATCGTTCAGGAGTTGGGCTTGCAGTCTTTGATGACATTAAGGCACGGATCTCTGAACGTCCAGACAAGCGTTATTCCACGCAGGTCTATTATGAGATGACGATTGGCGCAGCACGTCTGGAGGAAGAGCGGGTTGTTGAAATCGCATGTGATCCTTCTTAACCAAGAGCCAGGAGATTAGAAATGGCAGCAGTATATGGTGTAAATTACACCAAAAATTACCCAATCGAGTCTGGCTCCAGCTCTGCACAGTCACAAGTGGCAGTGTCAGAAGTTGGTGGGCGCATGAGGGTCGCATACGACACTTATGAAGCCTCCAGTCTTGGAACAGGGTCCACCGTCTCCATGTTCAAGCTTCCAAATGGAGCAAGAATCTGGCAGATGATCTTGGTCACTGATGATCTGAGTGGGTCCGGTACCCTTCAGGTTGGAGATTCCAGTGATCCCAATCGGTTCATCACAGAGTCCATCTGTGGAGATGCCAACAAAGTCCACTACATGCACCCCAAGGCACATGCCTCTGACGCCAATGTGACTCTTTTGGGTGGAGTAAGTGGAACAGGTATTGATGGATTTGGTTATGCACTCACTGCAGAAACCACAATCATCATCACGACTGCAACCGCAGCAGTCACAGGAACTATCAATCTTGCGTGTTTTTACACGATTGATTGATTGACCTCTGACAGTCAACTGGGCCGATGGAAATCGGCCCTTTTCCTTGCAGGGATTAGTATGTCCAAAATAACCCTTTTTGATGACAAGAACTCCTCTGAAGAGTTGGATTCCAACTCAGATGAGTACAAACAGAGGGTTGCCGAGGGGTGGACCACATGGAAGAAGCCCACTGCCAAGAAGCCCACTGCCAAGAAACCCAAGAAAAGGTATGACTGATGGCATCCGTGGTAGGAATCTGCAACATTGCCCTCAACAACCTTGGAGATGAGAAAATCTCCTCCCTTTCGGATAACAATGACAGGGCACGGGCATGTGATCTGAGGTATGAGGATGTGAGAGATGCAGTTCTGAGGGCACATCCCTGGAACTGTGCAACCACCCGTGTGGAGTTGGCACAATCCACGGACACGCCTGCGTGGGGGTTCAGCTACAAGTACGCCCTTCCCTCTGATTGCCTGAGAGTTCTGGATGTGTATGACTACACTGTGCCCTTCTCCATCGAAGGACGATTCCTGCTCACAGAGAACTCATCCGCAAAACTGAAGTACATTGCAAGGATCACTGATCCAAACGATTACGATATTCTGCTTCAGCATGCAATTGGAATCCGGCTGGCATCTGAGATTGCAGAGGCACTCACAGGAAGGACAGAATTGAAGCAGGAGATGTACCAGAAGTACATGGTGGTTCTCTCTGAAGCACGGGGTGTGGATTCCCAAGAGACTGGGATGCCAATGGTGATTGAGGCAAATGATTTCATCAATGCACGTTTTGACACCTCCTATCTGCTGAACACCAGCACCACCATCTGATGGCACGGGTTCAGGCACTGCAGGGGTCCTTTGTGACAGGAGAGATCTCTCCACGGATGCAGGGGAATGTTCTCCTCGAATCCTACAAGAGTTCTCTTGCAACCTGCCTGAACTATGTTGTCGCACCACAGGGTGCAGTGATGAGGAGACCTGGAACGAGGTATGTGACTCCTGCAAAGAATGACTCTGAGGTGCGTCTCATCCCCTTTAACTATGGACAGGGGCAATCGTATGTGATCGAGGCAGGTGCTGCATACTTCAGGTTCTTCACTGCAGATGGAGTGTTGATGGATGGGCCATCCAGTTCAACTCCACTGGAAGTTTCAACAGATGCAGATGGAGATGCAGTTCCCTATGCAGTTGCAGATCTGGATGCACTTGATATCACCCAGAGTGCAGACACTCTCTTCATTGTCCATCCCAGTTATCGACCCTTCACTCTCAAGCGCACAGGCACCTACACTTGGGTGTTTGCAAAGTTGGATCTCAAGCATGGTCCATTTGATCCTGTCAATGTCTCAGATACCGTCCTCCATGTGGATATGACCTCCGGGTCACTGGACAAGGATCGGATGGCAGATATCATCCAAACCTCTGATTACATTGATATAACAAATGAGAGATTCTCTGTTACAAAACATCCCTTTGTCAATGGACAGAAGATCTACTTTGAATCTTCAAGTTCACTTCCAACAGGAATCGATGCAGGACCAGGAACCCAATATTACATCATCAACGCCACTGAAAACACATTTCAGGTTTCAACTGCCTACAGTGGGACTCCTGTCAATGTGTCTGCAATAGGTTCTGGAACTCTGACAATCTGGAAGCAGTTTATTCCAAAAGATACAACAATCACTCTGACCAGTTACAACCTTCTCAGTGATTGCAACTTCACTGCGTCTGATAACAAGTTCAACAAAACCTCTCATGGATTTGCAAATGGAACAAAGATGCGGTTTGTCAGATCTGTTCCTGTCAGTGAATTTACAATAGAGACCATCTACTATGTGGTTGGCACGGCAACCAACGATTTCCAACTCTCTGCATCAGAGGATGGAAGTGCAGTCACAGGAGCAACCAACTTCCAAGCAACAACTCTTCATGCAAATGGCATCCTTGGAATCAACTCTGATACAGGATTTCAAACTACAGATGTCAACCGATACATCCGCTTAAACAATGAGATCTATCCCCACATCCGCTGGGGGTATGCACAGATTGCAACCAGAACCTCCACCTCTGTTGTGACTGCAAAGGTTAAGGAGTCGCTTGCAAATGAATTCACAACAAAGGAGTGGGCACTTGGTGCCTTCAGTGGAACCACAGGGTATCCCAGGACTGTTCAGATCTACCAACAGAGACTTGTTTTTGCAGGAACCACCAGTGAACCCCAGAATATCTACTTCTCAAAGACAGGGGATTTTAACAACTTTGCAACCACAGAGGGATTTGGAAAGGATAGTGGAAGTGTTGATTCCACAGGTGCAAAGATTGTCACAGAGCAGATCTTTGATGACAATGCAATCACCCTTCAAATCTCCTCTGATACTGTTGATCTCATTGAGTGGTTAAACGAGGATGCACGTCTCAGTTTGGGAACCTCTGGAGGGATCTTCCAAGTGTATGGATCAGATACAGACAGCACCCTCACTCCCTTCAACTTTACAATCAAGAAAATCACAGACTGGGCATCAGAGGATACTGCACTTCCCCAGAAGATTGGAAATAACCTGTTGTATGTCCAGCAGAATGGACGAAAGGTCCGAGAGTTGATCTTTGATAATGAACAGGAGAGATACAGTGCAGATGACATCTCTATCCGCTCAGAGAACCTCTCTCAGGAGGGGATTGTGGAGATGTCATACCAAGATCAACCACATGCTCTCTTGTGGTGCAGGAAGGCAGACGGAAAACTTGCATCCTGTACCTATGTCAGAAACCAGCAAGTGATTGGCTGGCATCGTCATGAGATTGCAGGAACCCACACCGAAGCAACTGCAAACTATGGATCACATGCAAAGGTTGAGAGGATGGTCTCAATTCCACGGACCAACTATGATCAGATGTGGTTTGTTGTCAAAAGATCCATCAACCTTGGAATTGTGACTGCAGATGCCTCGACTGATAAACTTGCCCTCAGTGGTCATGGAATGGTGAATGGCACACGGGTTCGGGTTTCTACCACAGATACCCTTCCTGCAGGATTAGGTGCTGGAGATTATTATGTTCGAGACACGGCAACAAATGACTTCAAGGTGGAAGCCACAGTTGGAGGAGGTGCAGTCAACATAACCTCTGCAGGAACAGGAACCCACACTGTGAAGATGATGGACCGGAGGTATGTTGAATACCTTGATAAGTTCTATGATTCCTCTGAAACAGATGCAAATGCAGCACATTTCCTTGATGGAGGTGCAATCTACTCTGGAGGATCAACAACCTCAATCACAGGATTAGGGTATTTGGAGGGAGAAACAGTTTCACTGCTTGGAGATGGAGCCGCACAACCAGATAAGACGGTTTCTGCTGGTGCCATCACTGCACAACTTGCAGTCACACGGGCACATGTAGGACTCTCCTATAACTCTGATCTCCAAACCCTTCCACTTGCAATTGGAACTGCAGATAACACCAGTGTTGGAAACCAGAAGAGGATTCACAGAATCATTGTCAGGTTTTATGAATCAATGTCTCTCAGTTATGGGATGTCTTCTGATGATTTAACTGTTGCAACATTCAGGAGAGGAGGTGATTCAATCTCGTCTGCTCTGCCTTTGTTCAGTGGAGACAAGGAGTTGGTGTTTCCCTCGAACTATGACACCTTGGGGCAGGCGTATCTTAGGTGTTCCCAACCGTTTCCCAGTACCATCACTCTACTTGCACTTGATTATGAAACAAACGATTAGGAGATCAAAATGCCACCATGGATCATACCTGTACTACAGGCAGCAGGGCTTTTATTGTCTTTGAACGCACAACAGGATCAATCCCGGCAACAACAATCCCAGTATAATGCACAGGCAGCAGAGTATCGAAGGTATGCCAATGAGCAGTACAAGATCACCCAGAAGAAGATGGGAAATCTTCGCCTGCAATCCTTGAGAAAACAGGATGAACTCAAAGTGTTGGGGCAGTTGCGTGGGCATGAGATCAAAATACAGGGGAGACGTGCAACTGCAGCACTTAGTGCAGAGACTGCAACTGCAGGCGCAGTGGTTGGATATGGAACTCCTGGACAGATTGAGTTTGAACAGGTTCTCACTGCAAACCGTGCCTCTGCAAACATGGTGAATAGTGCAAACCTTCAGGCACATAACCTCAAAGTCAGCACCAA